GGCGTTGTTACCACAGCTGAAGAGAAAATTGGTGATGTCAACTCTAATTCACCCGTTGGCACTACACAAGCGTTAATTGAACAAGGTGCTAAGGTATTTTCTAGCATTCATGCTCGTTTGCACCGTAGCCAAGCTAAATCTTTAGCCATTTTGTCCCGTATCAATCATTGGTATTTGGAAGAAATGACCAATGATTCTGGTGAAATTATTGAAATTCGTGATTTTGCAAACAATAATGACATTCGTCCTGTTTCTGATCCTAATATCTTCTCAGAAACTCAGCGTTTAGCTCAAGCTCAAGCCATTTTACAGCTTGCACAGTCTGCTCCCCAGTTGTATGACATGCGTGAAGCCCATTTACGCATTTTAAGACAGCTTAAAGTGCCCAATATTCAAGAAATATTGCCAAATCCACATGGCATTAAAGAATCTAACCCCGCTTTGGAAAACGTTTCCATGGTAATGGGCAGAATGGCGGCAGCTTTCCCAGATCAAGATCATTTAGCGCATATTAAAGTGCATTTAATGTTTGCAGTTGATCCAAATTACGGTGCAAGCCCTGTTGTTGGCCCAATGTTTAACCAACAACTACTCCAACACATCCAACAGCACATTACTTTGCATTATTTGCAGTCTATGCGTGGTTATGTAGCACAAGCTACTGGCGGAGATGATGTTCTTAAGTTAAATGAAGAGCGTCCATTGGATAAAGATAGCGAACAAGCGCTTGCTATTGCGGCACAAATGGTGGCAGAGCAATCTCAACAAGAATTTGCGTCAATTATGCCAATTGTTAGCCAGTTAGCTCAAAAAGCAGCTCAAGCACAACAGCAACAAATGGAAACACAAGCATTAGCTGACCCAACAGCGCAAGTATTGATGAAAACTCAGATGGCAGAAACTCAGCGTAAAGCGCAAGAGTCTCAAGCTAAACTTCAACTTGAAAACCAAGGTATGCAACAAGAGTTCCAAGTTAAATTGGCTGAGTTGCAACAAAAAGTTCAAGAATTGCAAGCTAAATACGGCACACAAAGCAGTATTGACAGCCAGCGTAATGCTACAGACATTGCCATGGCTAACATTAACAACGCTGCAAAAGAGCGTGTTGCTATGATCAACGCTGGTGTTCAAATGGATCAGCAACAAGCCCAGCTTGAGCATGAACAAAACATGTCAGCTTTGGAAGCAACCATGGCAGCTGAACAAGATGTTCGCCAGCATGGCTTAGCTGTCCAACAACAAGCATTTGAGCAACAAGCTGCGCAAGTTGAAAAATCAATTGAGTTGCAACATGCACAACAACAGCATGAACAAGAGATTGCACAAGCGGCTCAGCAACATGAACAAGGTTTAATCCAAGCAGATCAGCAACATCAGCAACAAATGCAGCAAATGCAAGAACAAGAAGCACAACAACCCCAAACCCCTACAGAAAGACAATAACATGGCAAACAAAAAACAACCCGGTGGTGATGTAGGCTACAAAAAAGCCTATAAAATGACTGGCACTCCTGGCTACGCTGGCGGTCCTGGCGAAACCAACATTGATGCTGGCCCAGCTGGATCACATCGTGACAACAATTGGAAAATTGGCGCAGCCCAAGCCAAAATGGCAAATTCCGATAAAGTTGGCCCAAGCAAAAACCTTAAAGAACTTTCAAGCGGCAATTTTTATTAATATTTAGGGCGGAATTTTCCGCTCTTTTGCATAAGTAGTAATATGAGGGACTTAATTTCCGAATTTATTAGCCGCTTGAAAGAAGCGGACAAAGAAACAACCGAAGTCCTAGCTTCCGGTTCCAATATCCACAACTTTGATTCATATCAAAGAGTACTGGGTAATCGTGACGGTTTAAAACAAGCCCAAGCGATTCTAGAAGCCCTCCTAACCGAGGATGATGAACAAAACTAAGCCGTAAGGCTTTAAGGAGTTGCCGAATGGCAATAGACATTAAAAGTAATGAAGAACCAGATCTTCGTAGCGAAGCGGAATGCTTTCCTGCAATTGATTGTGGTGTTGAAGTAGCTGGAGATCGAGTTTTAGTCCAGTTGCGTCGACAAAAAGTAAAAAGTAAAGGTGGCATCATTTTAGTTGAAGAAACTCAGCAAACGCTGAAGTTTAACGAGACAGTAGCTAAAGTCGTACAAGTAGGTCCTTTAGCATACAAATCACCAGATACCCTAGAGCCTTGGATTGAAGGCGCTTGGTGCAAAGAAGGTGACTTGGTAAGGACAATTAAATACGGTGGCGATCGTTTTGTTGTAGACCCTAATGATGACGGCGGTCCTGTAGTGTTTATTACATTACAAGCTCGTGAAATCATTTCTCGCATTAAGTCGTTTGAACATGCGCAGAAAATGAAAGCCTTTGTAGACTAATTTTGAAAGAAAATTATGGCAGAAAATGAAAAAGATGTTCCAATTAAGGAACAAGAAGATGGCTCTATTTTAGCTAAAATAGAATTTCCTGATCAAGTTGACGAACCTGTCAACGAGGAAGAAAAAGAGCTAGAAAAGAAGAAAAAAGAAGACGATCATGACGATGATGATGACACTGACGACGAGGCTGGCGATGAAGAAGCCGCTGCAGAAGGTGATACAGAAGAAGATCGTGAAGCAATCCGTGAAGCCCGTCGTGAAGAACGCAGACTCAAAAAAGAGTTAAAAAGACAACGTGATATCACGTCAAAAAACAAGATTCAAGCACTTGAGCGTCGTAATGCAGAATTGGCAGAACGATTAGCCAAAGTTGAAAGTACTGCATCATCTTATCAATTTGCTCAACTAGACAAAGCTATCGAAGACGAAGCCACTCGAGTTGAATACGCAAAGATGAAAATGTTGCAAGCTGCACAAGCTAACGATGCTGCAGCTCAAGTGGAGTATTTAGAGCAATTGACAGACGCCAAACAGCGTTTGAATCAAGCTCAACATTACAAGAAACAACAGCTCGAAGCTGCCAAGGCTCCCAAGCAAAATGTTCCTAATCCAACCTCGACAGAAGTTCAAGTCAATGCTACAAAATGGTTGAAAAAGAACGCTTGGTATGATCCACAAGCTCGAGACACAGATAGTAGAATTGCCAAGGTAATAGACCAAGAACTTGCATCCGATGGTTGGGATCCAGCTGATCCTGAATATTGGGAAGAGTTAGACAGTCGTTTATCGTCCCGCTTGCCTCACCGCTACACCGCTAAAGGGGGTAGTACCAAGCGTGCAAACCCAACAGCATCAAGTAGGGTTGCAAATACCACTAGCGCCAAATCTGGAACCATCACGCTTTCTCGTGATCGAGTTCAAGCAATTAGAGACGCTGGTGCATGGGATGATGTAGAAAAACGAAACAAAATGATCCGCGCATACGCCGCGTATGATCGTCAAAATAAAGGTTAATTATCATGGCAAATACAAGAATTAAACGTGACTTAGAAGATCGCTTACTCGATCGAGTCCAAGAAACAAAAGATCGTATTTTATCAGACGATCCAGAAATGCAATCAAAGCGCGAGCGTGCAGAAGCGTTCAGAGACAAGTGGCAAAATAGCGCATTGCCAGACCTGCCCGAAGGAGTAATCCCAGGGTTCCATTTGTGTTGGTTATCCACCACCAATGGGTATGACAGTATCGACAAACGTATGGCGTTGGGTTATGAGCCAGTGAAAGCCTCGGATTTAGGTAAGGGCTTTGAAAACTTAGGTAAAATGAGCTCGGGCAAGTTTGAAGGCTGTGTTAGCTGTAACGAAATGGTTCTCTTTAAGTTACCAGAAGAAATTTATCAAGAAGTGATGCGTCTTATGCATTTGGAAGATCCCCTTGCATATCAACGCAATATTACCGCACAAGTTCGGAGCACTGCTCAAGAGGGCAAAGGCGGCAGATCTATTCTTGAAGGTGGAGTTTTGGAAATGGAAAAGGAAGCCGCAAAGGCGAATAGTAATATTCGTTTTGAATAACATACTTCAAAAATAACAAAGGAAAAACATAAATGTCCACAACATTTAAACCCTTTGGCATGAAGCCGATCTATCATCCAAGTGGCCTTGACCGCTCTGTTCCATTCGCTGGAACAAACAGCTTTGTCGTAGGCACACCAGATTATAGCGCTCCTTACTCTTTGAGCACTGGTCAGACTTTCTACCAGTACCAACCAGTATCGATCACGTCTGCAGGCCAATTAACAATTGCAACAACTGATACAACTCGCCCTGTTTACGGCGTATTTGACGGTGTAGAATACACAACCGCCGAAGGTAACCGTACACTAGGTAAGTCAATCTCTAAGGCAAGCCTTGACGCTGCTTCTAACATCGTTTTCTGGATCTTCCAAGACCCAGTTCTCGTATACGAAGCTCAAGCTAATGGCTCTGTACCTGCTTCAGCCATCGGCTCAGAGTACAACTTCTCCTCTGCAACTGGTTACACAACTGCTGATGGTTATACTATCGGTATTGGTGGTGCTGGTTTCTCTACCACCGCTTTAGCAGCAAGTCCTGTTGCTTCTGGTGCACAAGGACAAGTTCGTGTAGTAGGTTTAGGACGTGAAGTAGCATGGCCAGCAGGCGAGTTAAACGCTTGGGGCGATACTTACACGATTGTTCAGGTAACCATTGCGAACAACAGTTTTGTTGCTCCTAAGGTATCGGTTTAATTAACAACGAAAGAAAGGTAATAAGCTATGGCAACCCCAATGCGTAGTACAGACTTTCGTGCGGTAGTCGAACCGATTATCAACGAAGTCTTTGATGGTGTATATGAGCAACGTGCAGACGAATGGAAAGGCTTTGTAGAGCAGATCCAAGGTATCCCACGTAACTACCATGAAGAAGTAATGCTGTTTGGTATGAACGCAGCTCCTGCAATGCCTGACGGCACTCCAGTTAGCTACGATCAAGGCGGTACATTGTACATCACCCGTTTTATCTACCAAATCTATGGCTTAGCTTACGCTTTGACCAAAGTTTTGATGGAAGACGGCGATCACATCCGTATCGGCTCAACATTTGCTAAGCATCTTGCTCAGTCAATGATTGAAACCAAAGAAACCCTCTGCGCTAACCTCTTGAACTTTGCGTTCACAGCTGGTTATGTAGGCGGTGACGGTGTTACATTGGTTAATACAGCACACCCAATTGCTAACGGTCAAACCTACAGCAATAAGTTGACAACTCCTGCAGCTTTGAGCCAAACATCTGTTGAACAGATTTTGATTCAGATCCGTGGCGCAATTGACAACAACGGTAAGCGTATTCGTTTGAAAGCAGAACAGTTAGTTGTTCCTCCAGCACTCGAGTTCCAATCAGAAGTAATTCTAAAATCGGTTCTCCGTTCTGGTACAGCTGACAACGATTTGAACCCAATCAAATCAACAGGCATGTTGCCTAAAGGCACACACGTGGTTACACGTTTGTCCTCTAGCAAAGCTTGGTGGGTTCAGACCGATGCTGAAAATGGTCTCATGCTCGTTAATCGTCGTAACTTGGAGAAATCCATGGAAGGCGATTTTGAAACTGATTCTATGCGTTACAAAGCAACCGAGCGTTATGCTACTGGTTGGCACGACGCACGTAACATTTACGGTACACAAGGCGTTTAAAAACCTTCGCAATACAAAAAAGCCACCTATATGGTGGCTTTTTTGCTTTTTTAGGGCGGATTTTTAATAAAAGTTGCATAAGTAGTTATAGGAAGATTAATCCCATTCTGAATACCGTTCCTTCCCGGTACTACGACTCAGAGACAGCTTGGGATACCCACTGAGAAATGGATCAAAACAATGTCTAGCACATTTACAGCCCCCCTACGTGTTAACACACGCCAAACAACATCTAACGATGGCACAACAAGCCCAGATAACACTGGCGCAGCCGTACTAAGCCAACAAGTTACCGTTACAACTGCAAGCGATGCAGTTGTATACTTACCAGCTGGCTCATGCATCAGCTATGTACAATTTTACCCAACCAACACTGGCACATCACGTGCAGTAACTTTGGATGGCGTATCTGTTGGTACCGTAGCAACTAACGCACCATCAATTAACGTTCTAACCAACGTAACTCTTTCAGCTAACACTGGCACTGCAACATCACTATTACGTGCTGCTGCTGGTTCTGATGATTCCGCTGGTGTGTTCTCTGTTGTTTACACTGCACGTAACGCTGATGGTACAATTACTCCTTACGGTTCTGGTTATACCAATAACTAATTTAATGGCGGGCAAGTCCCGCCGTTTGACCTTTCGGAGAGCAACATGAGAGCAATAACCGTATCACAAACTGGAGT